AGCCGCTCGGACCCGGCTGCGGGGAGCCTGCGGTGCCGGTGACGTGGACCTGCTCGCTCTCGATGAGCAGCACGGTGCCGACGGCCACTTCGACGCCCGGCTCCAGCACGACATCGATCGTGGCTGCGGAAGCGGAGACCTGGCCGTTCGCGTTCTGCGCGGTCGCGATCGGCGCAACGGTACCCACGGTCGGGTTGAGCGCGACGCCGTTCTTGCGGATCTGGAAGTTGAGGGAAGCGCCGGTCGGGGCGGTGCCGACTACGGCATCGACCGAGTCGATGGTCCCGGAAGCGGGTGCCACGAAGCGGTCCTTCGCGCCCGTGGTGAGCGCACCTGCGGAACGCAGGCTGAAGTCGTTCTTGGCCTGTCCTGCATCAGACATGTTGGTAGTCCTTCTCGCGGAAGTGGTTGGGGGAGAGGGGGATCAGTCGTCCACGCGCGCCGGGTTGTACCGCTCGTAGCGGCCCCCGTTGCGGTTGACTTCCTCGTAGCGCACGGCCGCGAGGTCGCTGTTGGTCCCGTGAGCGAACTCGCTCAGGAACGTCGGAGCCTCGACCCACGAAGCCGACCCGACGTGTGCGCGCTCGCGCATGGTCTCGGAAGCGGGCTTCTCGTAGACGTTGGCGTTGTGGTTCGGGCGACCAGGCGGGGTGATGTACCCCTGTAGAACGCCCTTCTGGAACTCCGTCGGGTTGTCGGTGTCCGTCGCAAGACCCTCTTCGAAGCGAAGGGGACCACGATTGCCGACGCGCTCCTCTGCGAACTTGCGCTCGTAGACGGTGCCGACGCGCTCCGGGAACTGCGGGGAAGGAGCGAGGTCACGTCCTGCCATGGTGAAACCTACTTCCGTGATTCGGTAGCCGCTCTCAGAATAGAGTCAATTCGCGAAGCGGTTAGGTAGAGGCCATCGCCGCAAGCGCGTTGATGGAGGTCGGGGAGACCTGGTTGGCCGGGATTGTGACGGTGAACCGCCGTCCTCCTGCCGTGATTTCCCGTACCAGGTAAGTGAATCCGGCCGGGATCTTCAGGTCAGTCTGGGTGTTCATGTCCCCGGAGAGCTTGCCGTTGAGGATCCATCCGCGAATGGTTCCGGGGGAGAGCACGGTGTCGCTCTGGGAGTCGACGGCCGCGTCGAGCATCTGGAACAGAACGGACCCACCGCCGTACGTTGTTCCGTCGATGGTCGAGTAGTTGTTGCCGTACATGCCGCTGTTGATTGGCACGTAGCTGCCGGTCACCACGACCAGTGGGATGTCAGCAGGAAGCGGGAGCGGCTGCCCTGGGTCTACAGGGTTGTCGGTCTGCAGCTTCTCGTTCTGCGCTGTCCAGCCTGGGATGTAGTACGGGTCGTTCGAGTAGGGTTCGAGATAGGCCGGAGGGTAGCTCGGATACGTCATTCCGGACTCCTCGAATCGATTCTCCCTCTACTTTAGAACGGAGAGCGGCTCACTTCGACTTCCGGCATCGTGAAGTCCTTCGTGAGCACGGCTGCGATGGCCAGCGAGTCGGCGTAGTCGTCGTGCGCGTCAGCCTCGTTCGGGGCCGCTGCGAGCATGAGCTGGTTCTCGAACTTCAGCTCCAGGTCTTCCATCTGCTGCCGGAACCGTCGGTACGTCTTCAGACGTCGGGTCTTCGCGTGCGCGGGCCAGCCCATCATGTCGCGGCGCATCAGCTCGCCCAGGTGCTTCCACCGCTTGGACTGGCTAGGACGATCGGACGGGCACTCGATCCACTCGATTTCTGGCATCAGGCGCTTCATCCGGCTGATTACCACGTCGCCCATGCCCTGGGTGTCGACCCCGGCGTAGATCACGTTGTAGTTGCGCAGGAAGTCGCGGATCCGGAAGTACTGCTCCTCCCAGTCCTCCCCGGACAGGTCGAGCCAGTTGAGGACCCGGTGCGTGAGGTAGCCGTTCTCGTCGGGGTGATCCCAGTCGACCCAGACGACGGTGACGACGGTGCTGTCCTGCTTGCGGGCGGGGTCGATCCCAACAACCACAGGCGATGTGTGCCACGCATGGACCACCTGCATCGACAGGTCGCCCAACTCGTCCAGCTTCTCCGAGGTCGTGAACATTCCTCGGTCGAGCAACCAGATCAGGCGGAACGACAGCTTGAACTCGTCGGAGTCCTCGCCGATACGCAGCATTTCCTTGCGCACGTACTTGCCGTAGTTCGGGTTCGCCTTGGCCGCTGCGCGCCAGTCCGCCTCGAAGTGGTTCTTGCGCGCGCCGCGCTTGGTGGACTGCCGCTTGTTGAGCTGGATCGCCTTGTAGAAGACGCCCTTGGTGTATGTCGGGGTGCCGGTGAAGACCATGGTGGCGTTGGTGGAGGCACCCATCGGGGCGATGGACTTGTTGACCATCTTCTCGTCCGCGCCCTGGCACTCATCGATGAGGATCAGGTGGTACGTACGGCCTTCGATGGTGGCTCGGGGGTGCGCGGTCTGCTTCCGGACGTAGGACCCGCACTTCTTCAGGCGCAGGATCTTCGAGCCGCCATCGACCTGCTCATCGATCTCCGGGTCGGCCATGAACTCCATGGCCTGCTCGCTGGTGAGGCGAGAAACGATTCGGCCGAACAGGTTGTCAGCCTGGTCTTCGACGGGAGCGAACGCCCCGACCCACAGGCCCTCCTTGAACTTCCCGAACCACATCGGGAAGATCTTGGCCAGCCGGGGGAACATGATCATGCAGGCGGCGATGGTGTTGGCCACAGTCTCGGACTTGCCGGACTGACGAGAGAACAGGGCCGTGAGAGTCGCGCCGTCGTTGATGATCAGCGACTCGATCACGCGGTACGAGAACGGGATCTGGTACTCGTACAGGGGGTGGCCGGACAGCTCGTCCACGACCAGGAGCAGCTTCGAGCAGACCTCATGCACGAAGTTGGCGTCGGTCTCGGATAGAACGACTTCCGTGGATTCCCGAGCTTCGCGCTCGGCATCTGTCTCGTCTAGGAAGTCGCCATCATCGAAACCGACGTCTTCGAGGAGATCTTCTTCGAGTACGCCACTGGTCACGCATTCAACGGTAAAGCGAAACGGCCCCCGAATTGGATCCGAGGGCCGTCATTGGAATCGCTTCAGCGCGGTCGGCGCTGCGCCAGGATCTGGTCGATGCGCTGGCGGGTCATGCCAAACAGGCTGGATAGCTGGCCCGACTTCAGGCCGCGTGTGGCGTTGATGTGCGCGATGAGCGAGTCCCGGTCCTCGGCCGCGACCGCCGGGAAGTCGATCGTGCAGAGCTGGGAGCAGTAGATCCGTCCCCAGTCCGTGCCGGGGGCGAACCCCATGGTCCGCTTGCAGCCACGGCAGTGGACCTCGCGCAGTACGTCAGTCGTCATTGTTCTGGATGTCGTGCAGGGCCGTAGCGACGTCGTGGGCGTCCTTGCGGTCGATGAGGATGCCCCGGCCGAACTCGTTCAGGGAGGGCACGTACTCCCGGATCTCGGCGTAGACGTTTCCGTCGAAGTCCACCCGGCTGACCTTGACCTCCAGGTCGTCGGCCTTGCGGATGGTCGCGTACACCTCTCGGTCGAGGTTCTGCAGGTCGCTCATTTCGGTTGGGTTCCCTTCGGCAAGATGCGGATCTCGGTCGTCCCCAGCACGGTGACGGACATGCCGAGGGTCTCGTTGAACAGCTCGTAAGCCTCGATCGGCCGCACGTCGGTGACCTGCATGCCCATCATCTGGCCACTGGGCGTCGCGAACTCGACCAGGTCGCCGGGCTGGATGTCTTCGGGGTGTGCCATTCAGTCCTCGTCTTCGTCGTCGTAGTCCTCGGCGCAGTTCACGCAGAGGGCGTGTCCGTCTTCTGTGCGGTCGGACCGGCACTCGGAGCACATGAGGTTGCCGCAGGCGCAACACTCATCGGTGAGCGGGTTGCAGGTCGGTTCCTCGTCGTTCTCGACCGCCCCGCCACCGAAGCCGTACCCTGCCGGGTCGACGCAGTCGTCCCCGACGACGCCGCAGTGCTCGTACGGCAGCACCTCGCCGTCCTTGGTGGTCACCGTCGGTACGTCGGGGGCGTAGGAGCGCACCCAGTCGGTCAGCGACGCGTACACCGGGGCGTCCATGTCCAGCAGCGTCGGGTCGCTGTGGTTGATCCGCTCCAGGACCCGGATCATCTGGTTGGAGAAGCCTTCCTTCTCCATGGTGATCGCGGCCCCGGCGCAGAACTTGGACCGGCTGGTCTCGACCAGGTCCTCGTTGCCCTCGTCGTCCTCGACTAGCTCGGTGGTCTTGTGGCAGGGGAAGGACCCGCCGTGCCGCAGCGAGTTGGCGATGCCCCGCGCGCGGTCCTCGGTGAGGTACTTGGGGATGTCGCTACGGAACGGGCAGTGGGTACACGGAGTGCGGAGCATCCGGGTCGCGAGCTTGGTGCTCATGCTGCGTTGCTCCTAGTCTTCTGGATGCGGTGGACGGTCTTGATGCGAC